ATACTGTTGTGCATACTTAGCACCCTCTGCAGCCCAACCTAGAGCCTCTTCCGTTTGATCATTAACATCCATTGACAGTCTCCTTTAGTAGTCTCATCTTCCTGAGTTGGAAGATAGCACCCTGCGCCCTATATACAGTTGTAGGGTCACTAGCCTGTTCCATCATCTTATGTTGAATATAGATTTGATCATCTAAATGTTGGATAAACTCTTCCATAGCGTTCTGGTCATTAACCCATTGCTTGAGGCTCATTACCTGTAAATCCTTGTTCTCCCGGCGTAGGTGCAGTACCTATACCTATTTGTGATCCACCACCACCTGATGTATCTGCTACAGCCTGTGGTCCTTGCCCTTCTGGTGAAGGTACGCCTTGCTCTGGTGTAGGCGCAGGTGCTTGAAATCCTTTTAGTATCTCCGCTTGTATGGCTGCATCCTGCATGGAGTTAGTAACCTTATCAGGGTCGAGGTCCATGCTCTTTGCAATCTCACGTATAATATAATCCATTTTTGCAAAAGGTGCAAGTACTGGATTCTGTGCAACCTGTAAAAATTGCATTAAACGTTGACTGCGTACTTCGTTAGCCATCAAGCTCTCTGTACCAGAAGCACTTACTTCCAAGTCTCCACGAATAGACTCATCAAAGTCAAACTGCATATTGAAAGCAAAGAATGCCTTACCTAGAGGGCGAATAAGGTAGTCATCTACGTTCTTTACAACAGTTCTGATAGAACCATTAGCAGCAGACATGAGCATACTAATACCAGATGCCGTTCTGCCCACACCCGATACACCAGTTTGACCGTGTGCAAAAGAAGGGAAGCCAGTACTTTCATCTGCTAATACCCTAGCCTTATCAAAGAGTTGCATATTTTCACTTGCTACATTGGGGAACTTAGTGCCGAAGATGGCTTGACCCATTGCACCCCCCTGTCTACGAAACACTTTTCCGGGGTACACGGACATATCCTGTCCCGGCACAAGGTTAGTCTCATCAACCTCAATGATTAAGTTACCCGAAAGGGCAGCATTATCTATCGCCATACGCATAAACCCATTCATAAGGGTCTGTGTATCATCCATATTCTCTGCAATACCTACCCCAAAGTATGAGTAAGGGTTATGTTCATATGGCACAGTGTAGTAAGGAATGCGTGTAGGTTTGAATGGGTTAAGTACAAAGCGTAGTACCTCACCATTACAAATCCATACGTTACAATTTACCTCGTCTAGGTCAGACAACTCAGATGGAATAGACACGCCATGCTCTTCTAGAACCTTAACATCTACATATCCCCAAAACTCTAGGACTTCCCAACGCTCAGACGTAGGCTGAGTGTCATCGTCTTCCATAGACATTTCCCAATGCTTCTGTGTGTAGTCAGCACCTTTGTCTACAGCTAGTTGAACAGAGTCATCCATAAAGTAGGGACGGTTCTTTAATGCACGTAGTTGTGTACGTGACATCTTATGACGCTCTACAACGTACTCAGCGTCATCCATAGACTTAGCCTCTGGGTCAGGATAGAAATCCCACACACTTACGTGGCTACACTCAGGAACAGTCTTAACTAAAGGCTCATACTCACCTTCATCATTCCAGTTAGGGTATTCCTTATCTACAGCGAACGGTCCTTTCATAACACCTGTGCCTAGCAGAGCCATCTCAAAGGCCATGGAGCGTAGGTGTACAGAAGCGCCTGACTCCTGTAGCTGATCGTGTATCTTCTTCTCCATCTTCTTAGCTGCAACCATAGCAGGATGGAATGTTACTGTGGTAGGTGTAGTACCGTCACCCTCAACAATCTTATCAGATACAGATTCTAGTTTAGCACTAAGACCACCTAAGCGTGACTGCAGATCAACTAGCGTTTCTCCCGGTTGTAGCTTAGTGTCACCATCAATAAGATAAGGTGTAGAGGGTTTCTGTTCTGTCGCAGCATTAAGTTGCTCTCCTGCTGCTGCTGCATTAGGGTCAATGTTAATATGTACAGACTCAGCTACGCCATCTGGTAGTACAGAAGGATTCACTGACATAGGGAACTTGTTATTACCAAACAGTACGTCTACGATCTGACCATATGCTGCTAAGGTTTTAGTCTTAGTAACCTTAACAAACACACGTGACTTCTCTGTGTCAGTGAACTGTACATCTGATCCGTACAAGCCCCGATAGTTTCTGTATGCTCTTAGCCATCGTGTTTCGTCTGCGTCACGTGCATCCTCTGCTCGACGGTAGCGTTCTTCAACAAATGCTACTACGCCAGACTTTTCCTCAAAGATACTGTCAGTACTGTCTTCTGCAGCAATAACTTCATCTGTCTCAAACATCTCTTCTTGTTCTGCCATTCTTAATACCCGAATGTTGTGTCACTGGCTTGGAAGCCTGTGCGCTGTGTTGCAGGATTAAAATCCCAAATGCTGCTGCGTGGTCTTGTCATTATACCATAACGAAGCGCATCATACAAGTGATCTTCTGCTTTGGTATCTACATCTTCTGGGTTTCTTTTATCCAGAGGAATAGTAGGAATCTGTGCTATAGTGTTAGTACAGTTATCCATGAATACAAGGCGAGGCTTTTCAGTAAACTCATCTTCCTGTAGTCGCCTATGTATCTCGTTTTTACCTGCGACACGTGACCCTCTGGAACGATCTGAGGGACGCCATCGACATCCTTTCATGTTCATTTGTTCCGCTAGTGACGGGCCAGTGTCGCCACGGTTGTGCCATAAAGAGGAGTCAAGCACACCGTATCTCATTCCACCGTCATGTGCCTCTACTTCTAGTATCATATCAGCTAAGTCAGATGCTGTAACCTTTGATACATACATTTCACGGTAGACTATTAATTGTTCATCAGGAGCAACAGTAAACCAGAGGACGCCAGTATAACTACCGTAGCCATAATCGCAAGCCCTGAATTTAATCCAACTGTCAGGGATTTCAAACTGTTCGATAACGTGGGCAGTTCTGTCAAACTCAGGAAATGCTGCTCCTTCGTTGATGTCCCAGTTTCCCTCAAGGAGTTGCTTTCGTTGATGCTCTGGGAGAGATAAGAGCATTGCCTCATAGTCTCCCTCTTCTGACAGGTAGGGGTTGTCGAACAAAGACGCAGGAATAAACCTACGCTTAAATAAAGGCTGACCCTCTTTAGTGTGGCCTTTAGGGTATGTAATAGTTTCGCCATTTTCAACATTAGTAGCCCAGAATGATTTACCCGAAGCAGATGGGTCAATAAACATTTTTTTAACCCAAGCATGTCCTGCACCGCCGGGGTTTGTTGTTGCTCTCATGTACAGCCCTAGTTCTCTAGATGCTGCACTACGTAAACGTGACCTCATATAATCCCAAGCGTAAGGTGTAGGCCATTGAGTAAGCTCGTCAAATCCAATCCAGTTAAAAGCCTGACCTTGATACCTTGTGACATCCATATCCTTGTCGAGGTAGGACATCCAAAGTCTACCCCCTCTGGGAGAAACCCATTGAGATTTACGCTCTGACCACTTAATACCCGGAATAGCACGTGGATATAGCTCCTGAGATTTTTGTATGAGTTCCCTTAGTTCTTCTGTAGTATGTCGTACTAACAACCCTGAAAAGTTAGGATCGTTTAATCCGTGTAGTGGATCAGCAAGCATAGCGTATGACTTACCACCACCTGCCGCACCCCCATATAAAACTTCACGCTCTGACGCACTCAGGAATAACGTCTGAGGGCCGGGGTTTGGTTTGAAGACAATATCCTGCGCTTCTTCCACATCAAACTCAGGCGCAGCTACTTGAGCAGGTACAGTCTCTTGGGGGGTAACGACTGTTTCAACTGTCTCTACTTCCTTCTGAGTATGCCCCGACCCCTTGCGTTTCGAGCTTTTCGATTTCCTCAAGGGTTTCTTCGAGCCACTTGGCAAACTTACGCTTAATTGTAGCTGTTTTTTTACGTCTTCGCTCAACTTCTATTCTCTTCTTTAGACCCATATGTGATATGTAGCGGTCTGTTTCTTTGCTTAACCAGTTAGCTACTGCTCTGTAACTATACTGTAAAAGATGTCGTTTAGCAAGCTCTAACGCTTCAAGTTCTGAAATAATTGGTACAAGCAGCCTGTCATTCTCTGGATGCACCTCATAACCGAAGGGTATCTTCTTGGTTACTCTTACTATTTCATGCCATTCTTTGTCGTGGTTCTTAGGGGGTTTTGGTAGTTGCCAGAAGCCTAACTCTCTTTGTGGTACTATTCGTTATCACCTTCTTTGGGCGGCAAGTAAAAGATACCGCCGCCTGATGTTACATCTACTTTGTCTACTTTACCAAGCCCTGCCCTGTCAAGCAAGTCCTTAGCCGCAACCATCTTCTCTTTAATACCTAGCTCTGTAGGATCAGACAAAGCACCTACCATAGCCATAGCTGCTTTAGGGGCAGTACGAGCAAAGTAAGTGCGTGTCTTTTCAGCAATCTCATCTTTTAGAGCATCAACAATAGCGGAAGTGCTAGAGTTATCGCCATACCCTGCTAGTTTCTTAGCAGCTACAACATCACCCCCTGCACTATCAAATAGTACCTCAAGAAACAGTTGTTGCTTTTCCGTCAGTGTTCTCGCCATAAACGATTCCTTGTATTTGTGAGCGACCTATACCTATGTCCTGTAGTTCACGTTCACTCAATGTATTTAGCAGAATATAGTCTGCACGTTTCTGTTGTCTTTTGCAGTGGTTATCCCAACGGCGTTTAAAGAATGCTTTCATTGCACTATCTCCTTTTGTTATTGTGCGTGGAGATAGTTATACACGTTTGTTAGTTATAGAATAGATACAATCTTTGCATAGCCGCTACCTGCTAGGGTTATAAAACTGCCTTACAGATATAAAGATTTCCATGTCTCCACCTGCTCCATCAAAGGCTATAATCTTATCACCTTCATGCATGTGTATTCTGTCAGAAGTTACGATACTATAAACATCTTTACCTGCTACAGCCTTAGCATTTATTAGGTTATGATATGCATTAGTGTCTGCGTGATAAAACTGTAGTGTAACATTCTGTGTAGAAGAATCGCCATTGCTTGCGTGAAGAAAATCTATTGTAGCATCGTGATGGGGTGGACACGTATACACAACATTACCACTAGCACCACCAGACGTAGCTGTAACAGTCACTGCCTCTGTGGACGTAGTAAAGTTGCGAAGTTCTACCATTACTTATCCTCTACCCACGCTTCATTCTCTGGGGTATTAGGGTCATCAGGTACATAGTGACCTTTATCATTCCTTGCACGTTTCATCTTCTTCTTAGGCTTCACAGCTTTCTTGATCTTATTAAGAATACCAGACTCTTCTGCGATACGGCAGATGTCTGTCACGTTAGGGTCTTTACTCTGTACGTTACCATATGTGTCTTCACCTGCAGCCTGATTACCAGAGGCATCCCATACGTAACCCCCTACGTCTACTGTGTACCCTGCTTTGTTAAGTTGCTTCTCATACTTGTGATAGTATTTGTTTCTACTCATTTTGCTTTCCGCTTTGTTGGATTAGATGCGCCACACTTTGCGTACCCACCCTTGTTGTAGCCCTTCATAGGTGTTTTCTTTTTAGCCATGCCACCGTAGGCGTAGTTACTCTTCCTAGCTTCTTTAGCATCTTTATCCCAATACTTTTCCCACTTATCTGCGTCTTTTTTCTGCCCTTTATATGCAGGTTTTTTTTCTGCATCCCTAGAACGAGCAGCACTCTCAGCCGCATATATCATTGACTGAGTTTCAGCTACAGTCTTACCATATTTCTTTTTAAACTCAGCCCTTGTCATAGTATCATTGTGTACTTTATCAAGGTCTTTTTGAAAACGTTTTATTAGTGCTTTTATATCTTTTGTAGAACCCATTTGCTGTGCACCTGCAGCAGTCTTTTTTAGTTTTACTTGTTTTTTCTCTGCCATCTTATTTTCCTCTTTTATAACCTTCCTGTGTAGTGCATTAATCCTAGTATACCAAATCCTGAGATAAATGCAAGTATTAATATTACGCTACCATAAACTAATATCTGTTCCATTAGAGCTTCTTGTTTCTTCTTCTTAGCTGCTAGGTCATTCTTCTTTTGTACACGTATGTCCTTACGTAGGGCAAGTAGCTCATTCCATGCTGAGAAGCCCCTAGTAGATATTACGATAGCCCTTAGCTGCTCTTCTATGTCATCTGCTTGCTTACGCTTTACAAAGGTATCAAGAGCCTCTTCATTAGCTGACGAGAAGGGGCTACTCTTCTTCTTGTCGTGATCAGACTTAGCTGAGTCAATAGCATCAAAGAGTGAACCTAAGTCCTTAGCTAGAGATGCTATCTCTTTACCTGCAGCTATCCCTGCCTTCACACCTGCAAATATAGTTAATGGGTCTACCATTCATGCTACCACAAAGTCTACTAGCAACCCCTCTGGCTGCTTTTCTGTATGATGGGGGTGGTAAGCATAAGGCGCTTCGTGTCTATACGAGTATGCTTTCTTGTCTACAGCCTTATGTGTCTCCTCTACCCTCGTCTCTTTCTCACTCTTCCCACTTTCAAACACAATGTTGTTGTGCGTATCAAATGGCATGTAAGGCAACGGAAAGTGTGCTAACAGTGTTGCCTTCATAGTATCACCAAGCCTTCTATCCAACACCCTCACGCTCTCTGTCAGGGTCTAGTACGTCTCTACGGTCTATCCAACCCTCTAAGTACATAGCTCTCTCTACGTGGTCTAGAGTGTAACGCACTCCTGTGTCACTTTCTATTGCTGCACGTACATAGAATACGTCAGACTTAGGAATGTGTATACGCCTTAGAGCTTTACTGTCTTCTGATACTAAGGCAGAGTAAAACTCTTCTATTACGTTATCTGATGCATATAGTTTTACTTGTCTTTTCTTCAAAGTCAATACCTTATATTAAAAAATAAAGGTACGTGTCGCAAACTTACGTGTGAGAGGAGGAGACATGAGGAAGAGTGACACATATATTTGTGACACGTACCAGTGTAACACTTATTTGCTGTCTCTTATACACATCTGACGCTGCCGACGATCTTACGCGTGTAGATCTCGGT